AATCCGCTTAAATCTTGCGATGTAGTAAAATAATCCAAGTCTTCCCAAGCCGTTGCGCCGTCCCCAATTTTAATGCGTGTGTTATTGTCCGCAAAATTAGTCACTAAACCTATTTCCCCTTCTGCTAAAACAGGATTTAAGCTAGTCCAATTAGCGTATGTATCTCTTCTAAGTTTAATTTCTGTTGCCATTTTATTTATTTAATTTAAGCACCACAACCATCTAATAATCCATTAATATCATCGAAATCACCTGAAGCATTACCGCCGTCAATCTCTGTAATTACAGGACATTGGCACGGGTCATCCTCTAGGCAATCGGTACTAAATACCGTAACTTTTAATTGACCTATAAAGTCAGCATTTGAAGTATCTAAATTACTAGAACTGTCTTGTTGATAAACATTAAGCCTCCAATCATCTAAAGGGGATAGATTTACCTCCCCGATTAATTGGTTTATTTCCCCACCCTTTTCTATAACTAAAACTGTATTGAGTCCAGATACAACCGTAGGGGTACATAGTGTTATTCTTTGAGAATGTTTGTATAAGTCAACAAACTGTAATAATAGATAGTCTTTAGAAACAACGACATCTAGGGGAATTACATTTGTCGCACTCTTTTTGATGCTTATCATATCCTATTGAGGTGATTTTTAATGCTGATGATGTTGTTTTGCAACTGTTACAATTTGTATAATATGTCGGGTATGTACTAGCAAAATCCTCCAAGTGTTCTTTTAGGAAATTCTCATAAGAGTCAGCTCTTTGGTTATACATAGACACCATTGAATAGATAGCCTTAGAATCCTTATCGGAACTGTCTTCTTCTATGAATGTTCTTAGTCCACTATTTTTAACATGGATATTCGCCTCTGATAAATACAGAGCATACGAACGGTAAACTAATGCGTTCTTTATATAGTCATCGTATAGCGTTTGGTTTACATCGCTAAACGAATCGTTTTGATACTCCGTAACAATCTCATCAAAGAAATCTTTACAAAGTATTTTGCTTAAATATAAGTCTTGTGCTAAAAGAATATATGGTCTATACTCTTCTAGTTCTAACGTAGAGCTAATTTTTAGCCTATCCGATACGTTAGACAGGGTTATTAGTAGGACTTGGCAACTCATCTAATTCTACGTTATAATTTGATTTTAAATACTTTCGTTTTTCTTCTTGACTCATAACATCAACAGCCCAATCAGGTAGAATGTTAAACGGATTTAGCTTTCCTATTTTAACAGAAAATAGTTCCGTAAAGATTGACTTTGTGAATATATCGCTGTATATATCTTCTAGTATTTGTTGGAAGTTATATACTTTACTGTTTAGCAAGTCGACTGCATTCTCAATTTCATTTGTAGCTCCTAGCTTCCCCGTAACCTGTACACCGGCTAAGATTGGAGGCACACGAGTGCCGATACAAATTTGTTCAGTTGTTAACTGTTGAAGTGTCTCGAATAGTTCGTGGTTGGTATTAGTAGGGAACTGAGAAAGCTCTGGAAATTCGTCTTTCATTTTAGACCAAAGAACCATAACCTTACCGCCGTTCTCCGCACCTGCAAACTGTGTCCTCATATTATGGTCAAAAGCCTCTCCTACTGTTTCAATAACATTTCCTTCGTCATCTTTTTCTGATGCTTCGTCAGGGTCTCCTACCATTTTCATTAATACCGAAAGAAGAAAATTGTTATCTACGTTTCTCTCATGGAATAATGAAATCTTTCCGTCGATGGTCAACCAATTAACCGCAGCATGATAATAAGGCTTAGGATAAAATCTGCTTAACGACCTTTCAACACCATAGAAATAAACCTGACCTAAATACTTAGCTCCATCTCTTTTGATTTGAGATTGTATTACTTCTATTTTAGGATTATAAATATCATAGACTACCGTATTTTTTTTGTTGTAGTCAGGTGTGCCATATTGAGAATTGAAAAAAACTTTTGACACATATCCCATATCGTCAGGAATAGCTAGACGGCATTGTTCGTATGGCAAATGTTCGACTTTGGTGATTTTCCCATTCATGTTATACATGACATGGATGTAAACCCCACCGAACTCGACTAAATCGGTAGCAACTTTATTGTGAAATGTTTTGAATTTCTCCTCATAGCCTATTTTAACATCCCCTACGGTTATGCGCCCTTGGGTGTAATCTATAAAAGTATCTAAACAAGCCCTTGCGGTTGGTGAAGAATTTAGAGAAGAAGACAATAATAAAGCCTCTTTGTCATTTTTCCCTAGCAAAACGTACCCGTCCTGTTTGTTTTTATAGGCTTTGGGAGGCTCGTCTTTGAATAAGTTGTACACTTGCATTCTCATACTGCTAAGTTACCCATTTAAACCCCCTTAAATTATTACTTAGTGCATTTTAGATTGCACACAGCTTGTAATTATGATGTTGAAAGTAAAGATTTGGGAGTCTTTCACATATAAAAGAGTGTAAAGGATAATAGTCTACACCTAAATCACGAATAAGAATTTCTTTAATCTGTGGTTCGTTCTTACGATAGTAGCCCGAATCAATCCATAGTATCTCCTTAAAAGCATCCGACTCCATCACTTCAATACATGGTGACAACCAATTATAAACGTAGTCTTTGTATATTTCAGACTTGGCAATAAAAGCATTTTGATAGATTATAATTTTCCAATCCTTGCCCTTGTATGGAATAAGCCCTGCCGACTTTACAATATCGTTAAATATTGCGCTGAATCCATTATGCCAATTGTCGGCACATTTTAACAAATCATGCTTCTTAAACTTAGCGTAAAAAGATATACAGTCAGCGTCTAAGTTAATGGCATCGTTTATTTTGTCCTGAGTTACTCGAATATTTTTATTAAAAAACTTATGTGATAAGATACCAAAATAATCATCTCCCGTTCCGTGTTTTTTTACAAAGTCGTGGATTATTTTGCTTTCAAAATAAGGGGAAACCTTGTCATTCATAATACAAGGATAAACACAATTATCCTTTGTGCTGCCATCGTAGGCAATCTGATAAATCATATTTGACCTGATTTTTTTAAATATTTCTCAGCGTATTTATAGGCTGAAACACGGTTACAAAAACAATCACCGATGTCATTTTTCCCAAGCCCTGTTTCTTCTCTTAGCTTAGTTATAAACTGTTTGTACAAAGCGATGCTCTCGTTTGTCTTTTGCATCGTTGCAAAATTATATGTAGTGTACCATTCTTTGACAGTCATAAAAAAAGGGGACTTGATTGTCCCCTAATTTAAGTATTACTTATGATATTATCAAACTTCGTAGCTTTCTAATAATGTTAAAGTTGTTTCGTAATCAGTAGACAAAACAAACTTAGGCATTTCGCTTTCAGAGCCTTGGAATGTAAGCGTAGCCGAAACGTCAGAAGCTCCAACAGCTCCGGTATTTTGAACTAATGTAATTAAATCCATACCGTTGTCTTTGCCATATAAAACAAATTCACGGTTAGATGTTTCTACAATAATACCTACAGATGCTACAGCCAAATCCTCGATAACGGATTGGTCATCTGGAGTAGTAGCAAACAATTTAACAACGGATTCATGTTGAAAGAATTTATTTGCGCCCTCTTGGTTGATTAACTGATAACCTGAACTGTGCGAGTTTTTCTTTCCTTCGAAAGTATATAAACCTTCGTAAGTTGGGAAAGATAAAGCGGTGATATATCCATTTACGTTAGTAGTATAAGTTACGCCCGAAAGGTTGAAAAACCAAATGCGTTTGTTAAGACCACCAACTCTACGCAGGTCGGAGCAATCAACCCCGATACCTGCTGAGATGTTACAATTTGCCATGTTTTAGTAAGAGATTGTTTGTAAATCACAATGAGCGTACTGATAACCTAATTGGTATGCAGCCTCAAAGTAAACCTTTTTATCTTTTCTTTCGTACCATGCGCCTACGTTACCTTGGTCTGAAGCTCTCTCTAAACCTACAAAGTGATTATCTTTGATAGTATATAAGATTAAGTGTTTAACTGAACCCCCTAGAGGAGCATCCGCTTCTAAAGCTGCGTCCCAAGCATAGATAGGAATCACCTCTATACCACGGTATTTTAAAGAACCAGATACGCCATCAATTAACAAGTTTAACTGAGCGTCAGAACCACTTGACTTAGATTCGTATGAAGACATTAAGTTTTCATAGATAGAGCCTGTTACGTAGAATTTACGGTTTGCGATTGGTTGTTGCTTTAAGATAATTGGAGCACCCTCATAGTGCGCTTTCAAATATGTTAACGCTGTGTCAGCAGACAAAGCAGAAGAGCCTAACGCACTACCTATACGGTCAACGCAATAAGCAGCCACACCGTCAATCAAGGTAGTCCAAAGACCATCTAATTGATTGTAGTTTGCATCACCTGAACCAGTATCACCAAATGATAAGATACGGAAGTTATCACGTACCATTGCATCTTTGATTAGATTCATGATGATTGTTTCGATAACGGTTCCTGAAATGTCTGCTTTGTCTATACCCATTCTTAGGGCTTCTTCAAATACGGTATTCATGAACTCTTCGTAACACTGCTCCATGAATACTTGTAACTCAGAAACAGTTAAAGTTCTGTTAGTGATAGTAGCCGAACCGCTAGATGTTCTAGAACACCCTTCGTTAGCCTTAACTATTTTCTCTAAGTTAGCTGGAAGGTATAATTGTTTCTTGGATTTGATGTTACTAAGGATAGTGAACAAAGATTGAATCTCAGGAGTCTGAACCGATGGTTTATATATAATGTCGGTTGCGGTAATACCGTCCCAAGTGTAATTTAATGATAATTCTACTGCGTTTGCCATTTTATTTTTATGATTTGTGGTTGTTAGATTAGTTATGTAATGATACTAGAGATTTTGCAAACCCATCTAAAGGGTGGTCTTTCTTAATATTTTGAACTACTTTAGTAGAAGCCGTAGCTTGTACCGTTTGCGCTCCAACTGTTAAATTTTTAACCTCTTCTAATTCTGATTTGATAGAAGTTAATTGCTCTGCGTAGTTGGTTAAGTTAGTGCTTAGTTCAGTAGCTTTGTTTTCTGCTTCTGTTGCCTTCGCTGTCATTTCAGCTAGTTGTGTTTTCAACGCTTCGTTCTCTGCTTTTAAAGCATTTTTCTCTTCGTCTTTATCTTCTACTGGCGCACCAACAGATTCTATTTTACCACCTACAACAGCGATAACAGTACCGTCAACTAAAACGTGTTCGCCGTCTGGTGCTGGTTGTTGTCCTTCGGGAGTAACAATGAAAACCGCAGCACCTTGCGCTACTTCTTCTCCTTCAATCATGATAGGAGTACCGTTGTCTAAAGACGTTTCTAAGTTCTTTAGTTTTGATGGAGAAATATTTTTTAATATCGCATCCACCTTTGCTAGAATTTTATCGACCTTTGTCATTTTGTTTTTATTTTTGGTTGTGTCTAAATAGGCTACTGCCTTTAATCTTTCTGTTTCAGAATCAACAAAGCCTAACTTGATAGCTTCTTTAGGAGATAAATAAGTTTCCTTATCCATCATTTCCCAAAGTTCCGCTTCGCTTAGCTTTGTTCTTTTTTTATACGCCTTAACTAATGTCTTTTTGATAGCGTCCAACTGTGTAGCTGCATCTTTCATTGCCCTTGCATCACCCTCGATAGCTCCGCTTGGGTTGTGTATCATAAACTCGCTTAATGGAGTCATTGTGATGCTATCTCCTGCCATTGCTATAAGCGTGGCAATCGAAGCGCAAAGACCTTCAATCTTTACATTTATTTTTTTGCCTGAATTTTTAAGCAAATTGTAAATAGTGTAACCTTCATACACCTCTCCGCCTGGGGACGAGATATGAACGGTTACTTCTTGGGCTTCAGTCATCCTTGCTAGTTCTCTTTGTATAGCCCTAGCCGTTACCCCTGCGCCTCCTATTTCTTGATATATGTAAATATGTCCTTCCATTTGAAGGCTAATTTAAGAAAGCTAAAACTCTTAACTACTTAAAATTGTGCATTGAATTATGCACGAAAAGCCGATACTGCATTATAAAAAGTCCTTCTGCTAACTTTAAAATGTTTACACGTT